TTTCGGGATGCGTAAAGGCATACTCGGTCAGAGCGAAGGCATGCCAGGCCACGGCAATTGTGTGAAGACCGCCCGTGGCTGGATCAACATTTTCACCGGCCCAGAACAATTTCATGTGTCGATCCATTGCGGCATAGCTCCACGACCATGGATAACCCTTCTCCCAGTTGCGATCCGCATACTTCTTTGCGCCACGTCCATAATGCTCAGCCAGTAGCCACAGAGGACGCACAGGGATCAGGTCAAAACGAGCAAGACGACCTTCTTTTTGAGCACCCGTTTCCGGGTCGGTGAACATCTCCACCTGCTCTACATCAATGCCGGGAATAATGATCTTATCATCCATGATAGATCATTCCAACAGAGCGTTGGAGTTCTTTCGATTCGGCCTTTGCTTGAGCGTAACCCGCATCATACCCATCGTCATAGGCACGATCTACGGCATCCATCTCGCCATCCATACGACCCTCTTCATACCCATCGGCATGACCTTCCTGATATCCCTGGTCAAAAATTCCCTGTAGGGCATCCAACACCATAGGTGAAATATTCCGCCCCTCAATGGTAACACTCATGTTAAAGTCACACTCACTAATAGTCGGTTGTCTTTTGCAATTTTGGTCACAGCATCCTCGATCTGATGCCGTACCTCAAGAGGAAGGGGTTCCCCTTCGGGATGGTACACGACAGTACACACAGCGTTATGCCGCTTCTTGTACTTGGTGTACCGCTTAGAGGTATGTTTCTGGGCTAATTCATCCACCCAAGTATCGTCCATCGTTTTCCTAACTATATCGTTGGTCTTGCCAATATAAAGCGTTACCCGCATAAGTGGCATGGTCTAATCTAAATTGACCATTAGGCCATACCAATGCAGTGCAGAACCCATTCTGCCAATTGGGATTTACAGTGTAGCCGGGAAACTTCTTACCCCGCACGATTTGCTTATCGATACGACACATACACCCGGCTTCGGCTGCCGCAAGTGTAGAGGGCGTTCCATCGATGTCAAACGTTGTCTTATAGACCAATGATTGGCGATGGGAGTGCCCAATCACAACACTATGACCCAAATGTTCAAGTGTCCTCAGAGCACTAGAACCAGAACCTTTCACTGCAATCCAACCATGGCGCACAGCCAGATGCGGAGAGAGTTTCACCTGGGCATCCTCGTATGTCCCATGACAATCAATAGTCTCAATCCCAAGCTCATCCAAGCGCAGGAGATACGAGGGTGAGAGCACCGGCAAATCCTCATCAGCACGAGCTACGCCATATAGCGCAGGAGCACGTTGAATCACATAATCCCGTAGACGCTGGTCGTGGTTACCAATTAGCTTCTGCCATTTGGTATCGAGAGACGCCTGCACGTAGCCCCGTAGAACATCGTATGCGGCTTGAATACACTCATTGACCGCAGCATCATTCTCAGGATCAGGGTTATAGCGAGAGATATCGGGGAAATCCATCGTGTCACCCAAGAGCACACCTTCGTCGGGCCGGTTATCCTCTAGCCAACGACAGAAAAGCTCATGTAGGTGGTCATTCTGGAATGGTGCCTGAACATCTCCCACGATCACAACCAGGCGCGGTTGAGTCTTCCAATTGGGAATTTTGACACGATCTGTCTTAGGTGGCCTCCACCCATCGGAACGCGCCGGTAGAACTCCCGCCAGAGGCTTCTTACGCCTAGCGGTGAATTTGGTCTGATAATTGATGCGATCCTCTTCACCCCACTCATTCGCGGTGATGTACTCAATCTCCCACTCGTCGGGATCAAGCCCACGTTGTTTGAGCATTTCCCTTGGTGGGGGAAGTTCACTGTCTTGGGTGGGAGCGGTACGGCCCTCCGCATGATCACCGTTAATCTTGGTATATGGTTGCTTCTGGCTGTTGGGAATAAACTCCCTCAGTCCATAACGCTTGATAAATCGCTTGACAGAGGACTCAGAGGTTTCGAGGTCAAATGCCTCGTTTAAAGCAGCAGCCGCTCTAGCTGCTGAGGTTCCCTTCGTGAGAAGATTCGTTAGAAAATCCTTGATCTTCGGATCGTCCAGGGGACTTCTCGCCCCGTTCAACTGTGACATTTTCCTCCACGTCTAGTACAGCTAGAGGGTCAATGATCGAGTATTTCTTGCCTGTCGGTACAGGAAGCTCGACACGTCGCTTTGCCTTGCTTGCAATAATGACTTGCTTGCCATCATGTTCCTCTAGTTTCTGATTTCTCTTCAACTTCCAGGTTGTTGGATCATCTTCGTCTTCGCTTGGATCGAGGCTAGCAGCAGCTTCCACCGGCTTCTCATCAAAAGCGGTTGGGACCGCCGCTCCTAGCTCTAGCTGGTCACGAATAACCACGGCACGCTTGCGCTGTTCCTCGGGCCAATCCTTGGTTATTTCTGCTAGTTCTTCGTCCGTAGCTAGGCTGCCTTCGACCGATGCACGAATTGGTGAGTTGTATTGGAGACCCTTACGACGCTCGTTTGAAGCTTCGGGTACTGTGCCTCTCTGTGGTGAGTTGGGACCAATAGGTGGCGTGCCCCCGCCCGGTGGAGCATTTTGCTGGAATAGATCGGGTGGTGGGGGCGGCATGACTGTGCCTCCCTGACCTCCACCGCCACCGGGTGGTGGACCTCCTGCGCCTGGGGTACCGCCAAGCTGTCCCTGACCGCCTCCCGCTCCTTCTGGTCCCGCCGGGGGTGGTTCTGGCCCCGTCTGACCTCGCATCAATACTGACTCAATTTCATACTTAAGGTCCATAGGTACAGGTAAGCCTTGGATGACCAATGCAATGTAGGTGTCCATCTTGGCCCGCTGCTGGGAGATGGTCTTATGCATGGTCTGACGATTGTAATCCTCGATGTAATCATCCCTACGCCATGAGACACCCAACATCAACTTATCATCTGGAATAGGTACACCGGCCTGACGCAGACCCATGAGGAACATGCGCTCAGTGGCCTCGTCACGAAGATCGAATGAAGCAAAGGTAAGCTCGGGGCAGGTGTACTTGGGCTTCTTAACTAGACGCTTCTCGCCATCCTCATCCCATTCCACCACGGTCTCGTAGATGGGAACACGGGTCTGGCCCTTCTTCTCGTAGGCTACGTGTCCCTGTGCCTCTGCAACGACCATAGCTCGCTCATGGAAATGATCCTTGAGGATTTGCTGGAAGGTACGCAAAATTTGATTCATGAACTCAGCTTGCAATGCTGAGGATGCATATGGTTGAGAACTCGCACCGGCATTTAGAAGAGCAGGAGAGATACCGAAAATCTGCATCAGGCGGCGCTCGATGCGGTCGAAGTCATCTCCCAGACGAGGCATTTGTTCGCGCCCGAAGACGTTCTCCATCTCCAAGCCGAAGTGATGCACGAGCACACGGAAGTCTGAAGCCATAGCGATATCAATGTCATCTCTAACCGACTGAAGCTCATCGGGGGTAGGTACCCACGGAGGCAAACCGTCACCCATATCCATAATTCCTAGCTTCACTAAGATGAAGGGGCTATAGAGACGTTCGGCAATGGCGTCCTGTGATGCTAATAACTTCTCTTCGTGAATCAGTGTGCGCAGACCGCGTAAGAGAATGGGCGTACCATGGTCATCCCAGTCAGACATCTTGTTTGCCACTTGACGGAGCATGACCGGCGAGATGGGAATATGCTCGCCCTTGAGCAGGTACTCAATAAGATCGGGAAACTGTGACTGAAGCATGTACCACTCACGGGCAGGCTGCTTAGTCTGTGCAATTCGACGCAAATAATCAGGAGCAACGATCTTGAGTTGCTGTGTGCCCAAAAGGGGGAAATTGTCAATGACAACATCTTCGGGGTTGATCAATTCCTCGTGCTCCCAGATGCCCAAGTCCTCATCGAATGAACCCAGTGGGAACGCCTCGCCACAGAGCCAGAATTCACGCCCTAGTCCCACCAGAAAACTCTCATACTTCAACTGGTCGAGGAACATATCCTCATAAACTGTGACTAGCCCAGGGTCATCATGCTCTAATTCCAATCCCACTAGGGGGAAGCGAGTAAAGATGTCAACCAGGATAGGTACCAAGTAATGAGTTGCATAATAGAGGCGCATCCACTTATGCAGCTTGTGTCTATGGCCTTCATCAGCAACGTTCCAAGGAAGACCCGATAAATCCCAATACTCAAGTGGGTCATAGAAACGAGGAATAGCGGTAAATACGTCACCGCCCATCGGAGTAGAGCCAGCACCACCCATCATGGCCTCGCGCTGCATGCCCGGATATAGACGCTGCATGCGGGCCTTACGAGCAGCTATGGGATCGCCACCCCTGCCCACCATACGCTTATTGCCCATGGCTCGGCTCAATGCATTGTTCTCATCAATGATCTTCTGAACCTCGGGCGACGAATAGTTATCAGCCGTAATAGGCCGACCTATACGTGCCGAGAGACGCTGAAGATCGTGAGCGCCCGCTGCCTTCAGACCACGGTCTGTGACTACTGCTTCGCCATATGACTGAAGTGCTCGATTAGGATGCCGAGGCAGAACAAGCCCGTTGTTCCTTAGTTTTTGAAGCTCGGCATCAAGGCGCTGACTATCATTTGCCATTTCATAGGTTACTGTCAGTTCCCTTACGGGAATGTGACTTTAAAGCCTAGCAACCTAATTTACATACCAAACGAGAATGGATTCTGAAGATTGGGTGGCTGATTGGGAGCACCGGGCGGTGGTTGGCCCATATTCAGCATTTCATTACCTTGCTGGGCAGGATTCTCTAAACCAGGTATTGCATTCTGACCCAGTTGCCCAAGACCCCCTCCTACAGAGGGCGAAGGCTGATTAGCTGGCTGTTGTGCCTGTTGTGGTGTCGTAGAGGGTGGTGGACTAGCTTGACCAGGCGGCTGTGTCAATCCACGCTGAAGACTTGCTGGGTCCATCTGCTGACCTATACCCATGTTGAATCCTGCAAGAGTGGCGAATGCCTGTGAAACACTGTCGTCTGAAGGCCAAGATGAGATGGTCTCTCGCGTTACGGGATCGGCGTGTTTGCCATCGCCAAAGGTCTTCGTGTGTGGCCCAGAGTCAACCTTGCCATCAGAGAAACCAGCATTCTCGCTACTAGGTAAGCTCTCCTGCTTGATGTCACCCAATTCCTGTAGGGGGTGATCATTGCGCATGGGGCCGATTACACGCAGAGGGTCTTTCCTTACGATCTTGCCGGGAACATCGGGCTTGCTGCCCGGTCCCTGACTCTTATCCATCTTTGGCTCAGGACCATCGAGGCCCGTATTGCCATGGTTGTCATCAGCAATCTTTACGCTTGCGTGGAAGCCACCCTCTGGCGGATATGTAGCAGGATCATGATAAGTACCCTGCCAACCAGGACATTCTCCATTTGGTCCATGTTCATCGTATCTGTGACCACACTCGGCACACCGATGATTATTGAATCCGGCAGCAAAAGCACTTTCCTCCGTGGGTCCCGATTCAGGCTCATGAATATCTCGATATACACTTGCGTGAAAACCTCCCTGCTCGCTATACCCATAACCGGGCGGATACTCAATGCCCGGAGCCTCTGGTGCATCCTGCGCATACATCTCGGGATGAGGAACTACTTGCCAGTTGACCGATGAAGCCTTGCCATCAAGCTGATCCAGTACCGATTCACCGAAGTCTGCTACGCGGCCTCGGCCTCCGCACTTAGGGCACGTGCCAGCATTTGCCGTCTTGCCATCGCCACCACACTCGGGGCAAGTAACTAGACGTGAAGCTGCCATAAACCGAGGGTCCTCCATACTCCACGGCGTGTATGGCCCCCGATCCTCTACATGCTGGTCATTAGCCTGATACCCACAGCGAGGACAACGGCCCCACTCATCTAGAGTGATGCCGCAGTTAGGGCAAGTCTCATGTGCAAACTGAGGGTTCTGTCGATAAGTATCTTCTGCCGAGAAAGGGTCAGGAACAGGCGCGGCTTCCTTGGTCGCCCCCATCATTCGATAACCCGGCTCGGTATCATAAGAATCGGAATCCATAGGACCATGGTCGTCGGGCACATGACCAGACCAGGGATTACCGCGTGGTTCCTCATGAGCATATTCATTATAATACTGATCAGCATTTTGCTGTGCAGCATGTTCAACCATTGCGCGAGCAGTTTCGTGATCGTAACCCTGAGCAATCAATTCGTGATAATGCTCTTCAGGATTAAACGATTCATCCCAATGCATAGGTCCATCATATCCATGCATTCCTTCGGAGCGAGCCATCTCACCCCAGTCTGCCCGCTTAGCACTTTCATGAGGATGGTTCTCAAGCCATCTAAGCGCTGCATCTTGTCGGGCGCGTGGATCGCGCCCTTGTTCATAGCCTACCGCCTCTTGGTGTTGACGTTGAGCACATGCTTGACAAACAGGAGCGCCTTTATCAGCACCCCCCACCAATGCATCTACAGGATTCATTTCTCTGCCGCAAAGACGGCATCGGAAACCCGCCTCTTTAGCTAAAGGGGCGCTCTGCTCACCCTCGCTTGACTTCCTCTTCTTGGTCTCGCCCTTTTGACGACGCTGCTTATTTACAGTACGAGCAGCTAGCTCCTTAGCCTCTTCCTCGTCCATGCCTTCCTCAAGGTAATTCTCCTTGATGTGCTCATACTGGCGGTTGCGCTTAGGCGAGACGCCCTTCATGTGCTGCTTGCCAGGAGCCTCTTTGACCATGGCTTCTATTTCAATGCCGAGGCGATAATGATCCTTAAGCGCCGCAGCAATATGTTGGGGTTGGGTATGGCCAACCTCTTCGGCAGCAGTCGCAACAAAATGATCAAAGTCAGATTGGACCAAAGCGAGCCGCTGCTCAAATTCCTGTTCTGTCTTGGCAGCACGTAGCCACTCGCCCAAGTGAGTCTCAACGCGGGTATGAGCAAGAGCTAATGCAGTGCGCGCCGCCTCACGTCTATGCGACGTGTCATTAGCAAGTACCTCAAATAACGATGGTGAAGGTCCAATAATTGTGCTCATTAGAAGAATAAAGCCTCATCCGGTGCATGCTCGGTTTCACTCGCGACCCTCTTCTGTTGCTCAGCGGCTTCGTCACGACGGTACTGGAAGTCCTTCTTGCGAGCGACTTCCACATTGGCCACAAACTGCTTGCGAAACTCATCGACTTCCTCACCCTTGAAGCCAGCGGTGCGCTCATAGATAAAGTTCTGAGCAAGGTCTCTCACCACGCCTGCATCACCCACAATGCCAGAGTCAAGCTTGGCCACAAATACCGTTGGACCTTCGCGCAAGAGCTTATCGAAATCCTGATTCTCTGACTCAGCAATCATCTCATGGGCAACTACGTCGAGCCAGTTATCGGAACCGGAATGCCCCAGATCAGCTTGCGCCACCGCCTGATAAGCCTGCTTCGGCGGCGCAAACGCCTCAGCGTTGCTTTGCTCAATGAAGGCAATTGCTGCCTTGATGTCATTTCTCTCAGCATTTGCTAGTAATACAATCTCATGTAACTGTTCAATTGCAGCAGTTTTGTGCTGCGCAATCAGGTTAGCAGCGTCCTGGCGCACGTTCTCTAGTAACGCTAAACGCTTAGTTAACCCAGCGAGGTCAGTATTGTAGTCACTGGCCAACTTGCTCTTGAAATACTCAGCAGGAGACTCGGGCGGCTTAGCCTGCTCTGTCTGATACTCAAGGCCATCACCAATATAGGTAGCAAAGCGACGAATCTGACCATTATCGAGACGGACAGTAATCTCGTCAGACCATAGGCCCTGAGTGTGACCAAGGATAGTACCACGCTCACCGTTAGGGGTAACAATGTGCGTGGCCTCTAGACGCTGCTGAGCCTCACGCTGCAAAGTCTCTTCCTGTGTGAGGGCTTCGACGTGCTCATTTGCTTCCTTGACAACGGCAGCAAAATCTGATCCGCCTACCAATGCCTTGTCTCCCAGAAACGCAACCGTGTTGCCGTGCTCGTCAAAAGCGTATGACAGAGATTGTCTCATCATTGGTTATTCTGAGCAACACAGGAAAAGCTAACTAGAAACGTCCCCTAGTACGCCTAGCCCGCTGCTGACGAACGCCACCCAATGCGCCTCTGGTTAGAGAGGACTTCGTTATCCCGTATTGAGACATCTTCTCATCGCGGCGAGAATAATACTCACTGATGCCGGGAGGTCCTTTACCGCCCGTAGGATATCCGCCTTGACCAATGCCATACCCACCAGGGGAACCACCATAGATAGCCGATGATGCAAGACGCTCCCGCATATGAGTTAGGTGGAGATTACCGATGAGGGTGTAAACCACTTCAGCAAGACAGTCGGCACGGTCCTTCACCTGTACGGGACCAATATCCTGCTTTTCGATCTTGGGATACTTACCACCGCCCACGATTTGCTGCAAGAACTTCAATTCGTCCTTGCTGGTAATCTGGGTTGAACCAAATGTAGCCGGGGTGGGTGTCTCATCGCAAGGGGCATGCACTAGACCCTGATAAAGCGCCGTCTTGAATACCTCCCAGCGCTTCCAGTTTAACTCGTTCGTGGCAAATTTTTCTGAAACTCTACACTGAATGTTTTTAGCATTTAATCGTTCTTGTAAATCTTGAATAGGATCGGAGCTTTGGTGCTGGTCGAAGGTAATCTCAAAGGGGCGGAAAATCTCCGCATATGTGGCTATTTCCTGAAGGATGGGTGCCCATTTGATCACGCCGCCAAAGGCGTCAGGATGCCAAGCTTTAATGAGGTCAAAAACTACATGCTCCATATCTTGACCTGTCACAGGATCGGGAAAATATTCGATATGACCAATGGCGAAACCGAAACCTGCCGTAGTCGATGAGGGGTCCACGTGGAACTTGTAGCGATGTAGATTGGTGGCGACTCCCAGACCGTAGTTGCTAAATAGCGGTTTAAATCGCCTGATGACATCACCGTTGGGCATCTCTTCAAATCCATCGGGGACACCCTTGTACATCTGATCCACCATCATGGGATTCAAGAATGCGTCGGAGACTTCGGCAAACTTCCCTCGACGCTCGACCTTGTATGCCTCGGGATTGGCTGCCTCTCTCGCTCTAGCCTGTAGGATTGCCCCCTTATCCTGAATCGAATACTTAGGCCTGCCTTCAGCATCCTCTTCCTCTGGGTTCCAATCCGGCGAGACCTGAATCATCTTGCCGAATTCACGGCCACGCTCACGTTGCTTGTATTTTGTCTTGAAGTATCGATAGCCCTCGTAGAAAAGCCAGCTTGGGTACTGAATGCAGAAGTTACGCGGGTCGCCGTTGGTAACTACCACTTCCTCGTCCACATCACCAATCACAGGAGTGAAGTCAAGCGGCTTATTAGGATCGAACGGACGCATGTTATGTTCAAATGCCTCATAGAACATACCCACCTTGGTATACGGTGAACTTGCAAGAAACATCATGCCGTCCAAACCAAACTGGTCAAGTGACGGCTCTGCTGCTACATATACCTGATCGGCTGACGCCTTTGATTCTCCTGGCATCATGTGCGCAGCTTCATCAATGGTGATTACCATCGTTGCTGAACCTCGCAGGGTGGATGCGTTAGCAGCTAGAGCCTTGCCCCGTAGACGTGCCTGATCGCGTAAGATGGCCTTATTACCCCTAGCCTTGGCCGCATCGCTCTCTTTGAGGTCGGCGGGAGTAGCTACGCGGAACTCGGTCTCTAACGACTTGACCAAATAAGGTTGGAAGGGCTTGCACGTCTCAATCGTGGAAACAAAATCCGCATACTGATAGTCCTTGGCCTGAGTCTCAGAACCAGCGACACAGGAGAATTCGATATTGCGCTTACGATCAATACCGTAATAGCCACCAGGGTCTCCTAAAAGGAGCGTTTGGTACATCACATAGGCCATGGCGATACCCAGCATGAAACCCTTAGAAGAACGACGACCCCCTGCTAACTGAACTTCGCGGAAATGCTTATAGCCGTTCTCACGCAAAAAGTCTCGACGCTCGCGGATATTGGGGCTAATTAGACACTCAGTGCCATTACGCCCACCGTTCATCCAATGAGTGAGAATGTCCTCTTCGGGACCCGTCATCTCTTCCAAGAAGATGAGCTTCAGGAAGACAATCTGGCCTGGGTAGAGATACTTGTCACAAAAGTCAGAGCTTTCGGCAAATTGATGAATACCTACATCGGTAGGCGCAAAAGCCTGCTCAACCTCATCAAGAATTGACAATCCAGGTGTAATCATCACCTGTTAACTATTCGAGATGGCCTGCGCCTAGGAAATCTTCGCCCAATTCCTTAGACTTTTTGACCTCCCACTCCTTCTTTTCGTGATCAAATTCTTCAGGTGTGGTGGAGCTACCGATCTTACCAGTGAACTCGATAATAGGAGGTTCGCCCAAGAAAACTGGCTCAGCATCTACGTGAGCCAGCATGTTGCATTTGGTCGCTAACTCATAGGTCAATTCGTTCTCAAACTGATCTAGAAGCCGCATCGCCTCAATTTCAGTGAAGTTCTGATGACGAAGCTTGGAACGGAAAATATCCTGCCACTTACGCTTGATGGGTATCGTGACCTTTAGTGCGTGAGCGATTTCCTCATCTGTGAGGTCCATTGTTAGAGCATCGGAGAA